CGGTCTCAATTTTGAGATTGCCTGTACAGGTTTAACCAAAAAAGATATACAGTTAAAAATTGATGGAGATCAATTAAACATATCTTATGATAAACCATCAGAAGAAGAATCATATGAGGGTTATATCTATAAGGGACTAGCTAAAAGGTCTTTTAAATTAGGGTATAAAATAGCAGCTAAATTTGATTTATCAAAGATAGAAGCTAAAATGGAAAATGGATTACTCCATTTATTCATCCCAACATCAGAAGGAAAAAAATCAAAAATAGTAACAATAAAATAAAGAAAACCGCATCCTAGGTTTGCTTATTAAAAAATTATTATTATATTCACCACAAACATTTAAATTAAATTAAGTTATGGAATTAGAAGCATTATTCAATGCCGTTATTGTTGAACCTCTAGAAGAAGAGGAAACTCAATACGGATCAATAGTAGTACCCGATTTAGGTAAAGACAGAAACGAGCATGGTACAGTAGTAGCTGTAGGACCTGGCCATCAAGTAGCTGGAATTGGTTTTATAAAAACTGAAATTAAAATTGGAGATACAGTTATATTACCAACAGTAGGTTTTACAAAATTACAGCACAAAGGAGATGAGTATTATATAGGTTCAGAAAACCAAATACTCGCTAAAGTAAACACCAAAACATCAGTAAAAGATGCATTAGAACAAACCCAAGTATCAGATGAAGATTTTGATGCAATTAAATCCTTAGATTAAAAATGAGTAAAATTATAGAATTCGGACCTGACGCTAGACAGAAGCTAGTAACAGGAATAGACAAAATAGCAGATGCTGTAGTAGCAACTCTAGGACCAAACGGCAGAAATGTAGTTATTTCAAAACCCGGACAAACACCACAATCAACAAAGGATGGTGTAACAGTAGCAAAAAGCATTTCATTAGAAGAACCAACTGAAGAGTTAGGTGTTCAAATGCTTAAACAAGCAGCTATTAAAACAGCAGATAAAGCAGGAGATGGTACAACTACTTCTACTTTACTAGCTAGAGAAATAGTAAAAAACGGTCTAAAAAGACTAGATGATGGAGCAAATGCTGTTGATATTAAAAGAGGAATTGACCATGCTGTAAAGCAAGTGATTCATCATTTAACACCATTCCAACAAGATATTTCATCACCTGAACAATTAGAGCAAGTAGCCACAATATCAGCAAACAATGATGTTACTGTAGGTAAGCTTATTTCTCAAGCTATGGAAAAAGTAGGTAGAGAAGGTGTTGTACATATTGAAGAATCTAAAACAGGTGAAACTTATTTAGAAACTGTTGAAGGGATGCAATTTAATAGAGGTTATAAATCCCCTTATTTTGTTACTAATAATAGTACAATGTCTACTACATTAGATGATTGTTATGTTTTAATAGCAGATCATACTTTTACACAAGTAAAAGAATTATTACCAATACTAGAAAGTGTTTCTAATACTAATAAATCCCTTTTAATTATTGCAAAAGATGTAGATAACGAAGCATTAGCTACTCTTATTGTTAATAAAATGAGAGGTACATTAAAGGTATGTGCTGTTAAAGCTCCTGAATTTGGAGACAGACAAAAACTAGTTTTAGATGATATAGCTGTTTTAACTGGAGGTCAAGTATTTAGTAAAGAAAAAGGCATGAAATTAGAAAAATTCAGTTGGGAATGGTTTGGTGAAGCTAGAGTATCTACCATTACTAAAGAAAAAACAACTATCGTAGATGGTAAAGGTAATGAAGATGCTATTACATCTAGAGTAGAAGAATTAGCTAAACAAATAGACAAAGCTGATACACCATTTGAAGTAGAAAGACTACAAGATAGAATGTCTAAATTCGTAGGTGGAGTAGCAATTGTTCATGTAGGTGGAAATACTGAAACTGAAATGAATGAAAGAAAAGACAGAGTGGATGATGCCCTTAATGCTACAAAAGCTGCAATCGAAGAAGGCATCCTACCAGGGGGTGGAGTTGCATTAGTAAGAGCTACTGAATTTGTAGAATCAGAAGGAAACGATGATTTTCAATTTGGTGTAGATATTGTTAAAAAAGCATGTAAAAAACCATTCCAACAAATACTACTTAATGCAGGTTACCCTCAAGATGTAATTGATACTTTTACAGAAGAATTAGAAGGTGAAGATTGGATGGGGTTTGATATTAAACAAAACAAAATGGTAGATTTTAAAGAAGCTGGTATTATAGACCCATTTAAAGTTACTAGAAGTGCACTTCAAAACGCATCTTCTATAGCAGGAACTATTTTATTAACAGAAGCAACAATTGTTGATAAACCATCAGATAATAATCAACCACAAATGGATCCATCTATGATGGGTATGATGTAATATGATTATAAAAATAATATTTTTAACATTCTGCTGTTTGTTAACAGTGATTAAAGATGAAATATGAAGACAAAGGTTATAGAAAGAAATGAAGTTATAGCAACAAGAGTACCACCTGGAGACAGGTGGTCTTTAGTTGAAGATTCTAAAAAAGTTATTCACAAATCCTTAACAGATACTTTGGAAGCTTACTTAATGAGCACTAACTTCAAGGGCGAATATAGGTTAGCACCTTTAGATGGTAAACTATATGCTATAAAATCATCAGAAGAAGAAGTAGTACCTGAACCGGTTAAAAAGTATAACATATATGGAGACGAATATTAAAGAGCATTCATTATTAGTAGAAAAGTATAGGAGTAAAGATTTAACAGAGTATGTAGGTAATGAACATATTAAAAATCAAATACAAAAATACCTAGATCAAGATGATATTCAAAACTTTATATTTTATGGCCCTGCTGGTACTGGAAAAACAACTCTTGCTAAGATTATTGTTAATAATCTGGAATGTGATTATTTATATATTAATGCTTCTGACGAACGGGGTATTGAAACTATTAGGGATAAAGTTACCTCCTTCTCTAGCACTGCTACGTTTAAGAAGATTAAAGTTGTCATCCTTGATGAGGCGGACTTTCTCACCATCCAAGCACAAGCTTCTCTAAGAAATACAATAGAAACGTTTTCAAGATCAACCCGTTTTATCCTTACTTGTAATTTTGTAGAAAGAATAATAGATCCGCTTCAATCAAGATGTCAAGTACTAAAAATAGTACCACCAAGCAAGAAAGAGGTAGCAAAACACATAAAAGGGATACTAGACAAGGAAGAAACAAAGTTTGAAATAGAAACTCTTGTCAACATAGTTAACAAACATCATCCGGATATACGAAAGATGCTAAACACAATCCAGCTATCAACAGTTAATAATGAGTTAGTAGTAGATGAATCAATCTTAGTATCATCCAATTATATTAAACATATAATCGAGGAATTAAAACAGAAGAAAACCGATTTTAGAAAATTAAGACAGATAATAGCCGATTCTCAAGTACGTGATTTTGAGGAACTATATAGAGCATTATTTGATCATGCTAGCGAATATGCCATTGGTAGAGAAGGTAGTATAGCCATAACATTGAATGAACATCAATACCATTCAAATTTTAGAATAGATAAAGAAGTAAATATAGCAAGTGCATTAGCACATATAATAGAAATAAAAAAACCACAAGTAATATGAACGATCAACAACAAAAAATGAACATTGACTTTAAGAATACAACTGCAATCGAAGGATTCGATGGTGGACATTTATTTGGCCAAGCTTTTGTATTAAGAAAAGTATCAAAATTCGTAGCAGGAACAGATGAAGATGCAATGCTTCCAATACCTGTATTTTATGATTTAGAATCTAAAAAAATAATTAAAGATTCATTACCAAAAGAATTAAGAGAAGATTATAAAGATATTACGATATGATATCCGTAGGAATTACGTTTATAATAGGATTAAGTTTAATATGCATTTGGGTATATCAAGGTGAAAAAAGACAAGATTAAAAATATATTTGATTGGTTACAACATATAACGTTGTATAAGACACCTGCTTCGGAATTTAGCGATAACGACTGGGAAAAATTCAATTCATATATGGTGCATAGATTCATTAGTATGCACGTAAATCATGTTAAAATCGCAGATTATGCGCAAAGTATGTTACCGACTATGAAAAAACAAATATACAATTTTTATAAAGAAATGTTACCTAAAAAGAAAGTCTGGTTACAATACATTAAATCAAAAACTGAAACCGTAAACAAAGATTTAGTAGAAGACATAGCAAAATACTATGAAGTTGGAGCAGCAGATGCTCGTTCGTATATTGCAGTAATGACCAAAGAAGAAATACCTATCATATTAAGTGAAATGGGTAAAGACGAAAAAGAAATAAAAAAACTATTAAAATGAGCAGATTAGAAGACTTACTTTATAGTGCTGAAGAACATGGCAAACGACAACAAATGTTTGAAGAGATTTCTAAAATAAGAACTCAAAATCCAAAATTAAATTTAGAGCAACAATACGAAAAGGCATATCAAAACGTAATGAAAACATGAAAAAAAGTAAAGTTATACAAGCATTAACTGCACAAGCAAATGCAGATAAAGCAAAAGCCATGATGGCATTAGATTTATTAGAAAACCAAGCAGTAGGAATTGGTGATCACACAGTAAATGATTTTATGAAAGATGCTA